GGGACCGGCGTTCTTCATGTTAATACAAACAGCACCATCAAACAACTGAAAGGGCTAGGAGTCTAATGGAAAAAACATACAAAGAATTTATGGAAGCAAAAGTAAAGAGCTGGGCAGATATGAAGGATCGTAATGTTCTCAAAGCTGCAGAGAAACATAAGAAGCGAATGAAGGATGGTAATGTTCTTGGATATACTCAGGCACATGGTGAGTTTACTATATTTCATAATGAGAAAGAGTGGAACGATTCAGTCAAGCATGCCAAAGACATGAAGTGGATTCGAGTGGAGTAATTAGATGGCTTCAAATGCAATTGAAACAGCGAAACAAGAAAACGGATCGTTGTTTGTATTTCATTCCTTTATTGAAAAGAGCAAGATTCCAACTGCCGCGGCAATCAAAAAAACAGTTTATAAAAATATGCCAGACAAGTGGTATATCACATTTGATTTACAAGCACGAGCATTAAAAAAATATATTGGTAGTGGTAAAGGATATAATTATAGTCGTGATAAAGGTATGATGCAATTCTTGGAAAAAATTGCCGCAAGAACTATGGGTGTGTCTGTTAAGGATAGATGGAATCCTATGGATGTTGTGATGACTAAAAAATTTAAAGAGGCAGAGATTATAAAAAAAGTTGAAAGTATATCTAAAGAAATTATAGATAAAAAAGCTAAGTTAGTTAAACTTAATGTCTATATGGCATCTTTATTGAAGAAGAAAATATTATTACCTATCTCTTTAAAAGAAGTTAAAAAGGGTGTAACACAAGCGAGTGTAGAAGAATCAAATTTAGGCAAGGGTTCTAAGGGTGTAGATTTTTCTTTTAAAAGACATAGTTTAAAATGTAATTTATCTATAAATAAACAGGGCTTGTTAGATACTGGTGAATTAGCATTTGATTTTTTTGCTGATGATACTGAAATTCATGTTCAGGCTAGAAGTTTTAGATATAGTATTCCTAGTACAGTAGTCCAAACAGATTTGACACCAAAGGGTAGACAAAGTGGTGCGAAACTTGGCAAAGCATCTACAGAAGCATTAGATCCGTTTTTAGATAAGTTAGGATTGACTAGACCCAAATCACCAACACAACATCCTGAAATACCAATTGATGGTAAATTTTCAACAAAGCAAATTAAGTATTGGAAGGACCTACATAAAAAACTTAAAAATATTACAATACAAAATGACAAAGTAGATTTACGAGGTAATATATCTGATATATTAGCTCTTGTTAATACACATAGAAAGAAGGCTAATGTTTTAGGCCGTCTTACATCTAAGTTGGTTGTATTAGAATGGCTTTGGATTTATAGTCAAATAGATAAGAAAAGAAAATTTAAAGAATGGTTAAGTGTTTTATATTATGGTGCTAAAAAAGAATTTTCTGAAACAAACGGACCATTTATAAAAATTTACTAAAACTCTTATAAATATATGAGGAGATAATATGGCTCAACAGGTGGTTAAAAACAAACGAGAAGTAATTAAAAAAGTAACATCTATTGGACATTCTGTAAGAAGTATGCCAAAGAATAAGAAGAAACGAGTAAGTTGGAAACGATATAAGGGACAAGGGAAAAGACGATAATGGCTGTAATCTATCAGAAGGGACTTTCGACACATACTAGAGGATGGGCTGATCTGGATTTGGATTTTACCAAACATCCTGTGACGAAAGATATTACTAGAAAGTTAAATGTGGAAGCTGTCAAACGATCTGTAAGAAATCTTATTCAGACCAATAAGTATGATAAGAAATTTCATCCAGAAATTGATGGTGGAGTAACACGACATTTATTTGGTTTGGCCACAGCTGCAACGAAACACGATATTGCAGAAGCTATTGCAACCTGTTTGCGTAATTACGAACCTCGTGTTGTTGTAGATAGAGTTAATGTTTTTGGGAATGCTGATGAAATAGCTCATGTACAAAGTGATATTCGTGTGTCAGGAAATATAGATAAAAATGGATTTAATGTTTCTATATTTTTTAGAATAATAAATTCCCCAGAGCCGATTGAAGTTTCATTATTCTTAGAGAGGATAAGGTAAATGGCAAGCAATAAAATATCAGTTACAGATTTAGAATTTGATTCTATAAAATCAAATTTAAAAGCACATTTAAAATCACAAACACAATTTCAAGATTATGATTTTGATGGAAGTAGTATGGACATCTTAATGGATGTTCTTGCATACAATACTCATTACATGGCTTACTATGCAAATATGCTTGGTAATGAAATGTTCTTGGATACAGCATCTCTCCGTTCCTCAGTTGTTTCTCATACAAAACATTTGAATGTTATTCCAACATCTGTAACCGCACCGACAGCTTATTTGGATATGACATTTACACCATCCAATTCTCCTGTTTCTCTTACGATTGCAAAAGATACACAATTCAAAACAGTAATTTCTGGTAACAGTTATACTTTTACAACAACGACTGCAACAACGATTTTTCCTATTAGTAATCTTTATTATGTTAATAGTTTAGCAATTAAAGAAGGTACACTTTTAAATAATGCATACACGGTTGATCTAGCTAATCCTGGCCAACGATTTCTTATTCCAAACTCAAATGTAGATACTTCTACTGTTGTTGTAAAAGTACAAAATTCTGCAAGTGATTCTACTCTTGTAACATATGCAGATGGTAATTCTTTAGATGTAACTACAATTTCATCTACACAGAAAGTTTATTTTCTTCAAGAAGTAGAAGAACAGAAATATGAAATTTTCTTTGGTGATGGTGCTGTTGGAAAACAACTAGCTGATGGTAATATTGTTTTTATTGAATATTTAAGTACGGGTGGTGTTGCAGCTAATAAGGCAAGTACATTTGTTGCTACTGGAACAGTCGCTGGACAGACTTCTGCAAATTATACTTTGACTACTGCTGTTGCAGCTACTGGTGGTGCAGCGATAGAGTCAATGAAATCGTTAAAGAATAATGCACCTAAATTATATCAGGCACAGAAACGATCAACAACGAAAGATGATTATAAAGCTCTGTTATTGCAAGAGCGACCTGATATAGAATCTCTTACTGTTTTTGGTGGAGAAGAAGCAAGTCCTCCTGTTTATGGTAAGGTGTATATTGCAGTTAAACCAACAGGAAATACATCATATAGTAATACGACTAAAGATAATATTAAAACAAGTATTCTTAAAAAATCAAATGTTGTTACAGTTATACCAGAAATTATAGATCCTATTTTTTATTATATTTTAGTAGATACAGTTGTTAATTATGACCCTGTTGTTTTATTATCAACAGAAGATGTTTTAAAGGCTTCGATATCTACATCTATCAATAGTTATTTTACAAGCAGCTTACAGAAATTTGACCAGAAGTTTAGACATTCTAATTTGACAAAAATAATAGATAATACAGATAATGGAATTAGAAATAGTAAAACATCTATTAAATACCAAATGAGAATGACCCCACAAACATTGGGAACTACTTCTACATATACATTGGAGTTTAATGCACCGTTAACTAAAAGTTCTGTTGTAAGTACTGCCTTTACTACTAGTGATGGTAATACATATTATTTAAAAGATGATGGAGCTGGAATAATTAAAGTTGTTAGAGCGGTATATACAAGTGGTGTGGTTACTTCTTGGAGTCCAACAACATATTTTACTATAGCAGATGGTTCACAAAATCAAGGTACAATAGATTATGATACTGGTAAGATTGTATTGAATAATTTTAATCCATATACAATTTTAGATGGAACGGCTTATATTAAATTTAATGTAACGCCATTAGTTAATAATCAAGATGTTACTCCATTACGAGAACAAATATTAACAACTGATACAACAGATACAGCTGCAGTTGTTGTTACTATGGTTTCAGAAACAATAATCTAATATGGCAAGTAATCCAAATACACCAATACATCCTTCGTTTGATGAACGAATATCTGTTCAAGTAGAAGGACAATTACCAGATTTTGTTAAACAAGATCATGCTACGTTTGTAGCTTTCTTGGAAGCTTATTATGAGTATATGGAATTACTTGGTAAACCATATGAGATTATTAGTAATTTGGATAATTATTTTAATGTTGATAAAACAGTAGATGATTATTTAAAATATTTTAAGAATCAGTTTGGTAAAGATGTTCCAGAAGCAGTATTTGCTAATGCCAATAAACCACAAGTATTAAAGAAGCTTCGTGATTTCTATCGTTCCAAAGGTAGTGAAAAATCATTTCAATTTCTTTTTCGTTTACTCTATAAAGAGGAGATTGAATTTTATTATCCAGGTTCTGATATGCTTCGTGTATCTGATGGTAAGTATTCATCAGATAAAATTTTAAGATGTGTTGATACAAGTGGTACAGCTGTAGTTGCAGGGTTTCTTGGAAAAACAATTACTGGTGCAACATCTACTGCTAATGGTGTTGTTGAATTAGTATTAAATGAATATGTAGGTCCGTTTAGTGTATCAACAATTTATCTTTCTAAAGTAGTTGGAACATTTCAGGCTTTGGAAAATGTTTCCGATGGAACTAATAGTGTACAAATAGATGGTATGGTAACTGGTTATACTATAACTAAACCTGGAAATGGTTATAGTATAGATGATAATGTTACGATTACTGGTGGTGGTGGAGGTGCTGTTGGAGCTCAATTTTTAGTTGATGCATTAACAACGGGAAGTATTACTATACACACAATACTAACTGCCGGAACAGGATATGTTGTTGGTGATAAACTAACAATTAATAATACAGATAAATTAGAAATTGATGGAAGAACTTGTAGTATACTTGTTAAGACAGTAGATGGTTCTGGTGGAATTACTGCTATTGAATTTGAACATAGAGGATATGGATATACAGGTATACCAACTGTTTCTGGTGGGTCGGGTAGTAGTGCAAATATTACATTAGGTGGTGATAGTATTGGTGGTATTGCATCTTTGAAATTAACTAAAAATGGGTTTCGTTATAGAGAAGCTCCTCTTCTTGATTTTTCTAATATTGGTGATGGAACAGCAAAGGGTACTGCAATAATTAGTGGGTATGAAGATAAACATGCGATAAGATGGATTGGTGATGATGGATTTATTTCATCTGCAAATTATATTCAAGACAGTCTATATTATCAAGTGTTTTCTTATGAAATAAAATCTGGAAATAGTATTGCTAATTGGAAACCTTATGTTACTCGATTAGTACATCCGGCTGGTCTTGCATTGTTTGGAAGGTCAATGATAATATCATTGCTTTCTACTAGATTGGGGATGCAGCCTGGCGAAACAGCATTTCGTACTCCTTATGTACATACATTTCCATATAAGATTATTTTTCATGATGGTGATATTGAACCACCTGTTAGATTAAATGTTCAGTTACAAGGTAATGGTACTGCTGATCCATTTGAAGAATGGCCTACTGGTGGTGTTTGGCCACATGATGGACAAGCCAACGGACCCGGATTGGGACCGGGACATTCTGAATGGCATATTTATGAAATAGATGTACCTATTATTTTATTGACCTCAGCAGATTCTGATGATTATGAATTTATTGCTCATGCGTGGGATGGTGGTATATATAATTATTCTCCTGATGATCCGGCTACTCTTGGAACTACAACCTCTTCAGAAGATTGGGGATTTGTTTCTGGTGGAATTGGTGGTGCTTTACAATTAGGACCTTTAAAACGACAGATAGACCAACAGAAATTTAATAAAGAAGGTGGATTATCCAAATCGTCATATAAACAGGGTGGGTCTGGATATACTCTTGGAACGATTACTGTTACTGTTTCTGGTGGTGGTGGGACAGGTGCTGTTTTAACACCTGTATTAGGAGATGCTCCGTCAGTTGTTTCATCTGGAAATGTAACTGGAGCTGTTATTGGATTTACTGTAGCTAATGCTGGTTCTGGATATACAGGAACAGTTCCATTAATTGTTACGATTACGGATTCTGGTACTGGTGTTGGTGCTGCAGCGAAAGGTATAGTTGATATAACTACTGGAGAAGTTACAGGTGGATATGTACTTCAGGAATCTCATGCTTCATTGATGCGAGATGGTGTTAAATCAACGGAAACAGGAACATTAAGTGCGTGTCCACACCAACCTCCTCATGGAGAGCCTGATATAATTAATGGTGGAATTAATGATTTTTATCCTATATTGAAACCACCCGGAATGGAAGATTTGGGTGGTGGTTATACAATACAACATTTTAAAGATGCAAAAATTGCAACTTATATTACTAATAGAAATGAAAAAACAAGAATTGTAATGAATAGTGACATTACTCTTGTATAAATATTATAAATAAACAGAATTTAAAAAAAAGGATTTGAGATATGCCTGCTATTATAACAAACGCATTTAGAACATACAATGCAGATAATTTTATTCAGTCATTAAAGCCTACTACTGATACTCCGGCCGGATTGGGCAATAAAATATATCTGCTAATTGCCAAAGATTCGCCGTGGTCTGGAAATAGTGCTGGTCAATATGCAGACGGAACATACACGGATAGTATTGTTCCTTCCCCAATAGATACAATTGTTGCTCCTTTTATTCATTATAATGATACTATAGCTGCTAAACTTATTAATGTTTCTGATGTATCTCATGTTATTAAGAGGGTAAATTGGACATCGGGTGTTATTTATGACGAATATGACCACGAGCAAGATGATTTGATTGATAAGAATTTTTTCGTAATGACAGATCAGTATAATGTTTATAAGTGTATTAGTAATAATCAAGGAGCTGCATCTACTGATAAACCTACTGGACAGGGAAATGGTATTATTGAAGGAGGAACTGATAGATATCGTTGGAAATTTATGTATGAAGTTCAGCAGGCAGATGTTTTGAAATATGTAACAACAGATTGGCTTCCAGTAAAAAATCTTACAGCAAATGACGGTACAAATCAATGGTTGGTTCAACAAGCTGCAGTGGATGGAGCATTGGAGCATATTGATGTTGTTACTCCTGGGTCTGGATATAATTATGTAGATTCAGGTACTTCACCCGCAGTTGCAACTTCAACTACTCTGGTACTGCGGACTGAGGCCGAGGCTATAACAGATGATGTTTATAATGGTGCAACAGTTTATATTGCTAATGCAACAACAGGTGCTGGTCAGCAAGCAATCATTACTGATTATGTTGCAAGTACAAGAACGATTACTGTTCCAACATGGTCTATTATCCCAACTGGAACAATTGAATATCAAGTATTCCCTACAGTTACAATTGACCATGGGTCAGAAACACCTGCACCAACTACAACAGCAACAGCAGTAGTTATAGCAATGTCGGGTGATGCTATTTCACGAATAATGATGACTAATGTTGGAGCTGGTTATCGTTCTGCAACCATAACTGCATCGGGTGGTGGAAGTAGTCCAACACATTCTACTATGTCTGCAAGAATAGGTCCTATAGGAGGTCATGGTGCAAATGCAGTAACAGAATTAGGTGGTGCTTATGTAATGATTAATGTTCGTTTAGTAGGAACAGAATCGGGTGTGTTTGAAACAGGAGATGATTTTAGAAAAGTAATTTTACTTGCT